TTAGATAGAGTTCCGGGTTACGGAAGACGAACTCTTTGTGCGCCGACCGGTATGCAACGCCGGTCCCCGTGATCCGAATATTGAACAGCCAGACGTTCTCGTACTTCTGCGGCGATGGAAGTTCGCCGACCGCCATCGCTCGAGCTAGGTCCAGCTCGTTCATCTTGAGCGGGTTGATTGCGTCCAGAGCACCAGACTCAAGTAGCATCACGCAGCCCGGATGCATCGGCTCTGGATATTCACCCGGCGCCGCCCACATCCAATCAGTGCTTTCGTCGGAGAGCGTCGGTTTGAACTCGGTTACGGCTTTGCCGAACGTCGTGAACGCCACCGCGCCGTCATCGGTGAATGACAGTTGGCGCAGTGCTCCGGTCGGCAGATAGCCCGTCTCTTCGACGCACTCACGTACGGCAGCTTGTTCTGGCGTTTCGCCAGGCTCGATGTGCCCACCCGGGAATGCCCAGTGGCCCGGATAATCGCCGCCGTCGCCACGCTTGAGCAGCAACACCTTGTCATTGGCGATGAAGGCGATGCCCGCAGCTTGAGCCAGCTCGGCGTCGCTTCGGCTCTTTCCCGCTTCCTTGTATGCAATCGCCGCGGCTTGGTCACGCGGATGTCCCGCCTTGATCAGTTCCGCGATATTCCTGCTGATCACTTCTTCGCTGGAACCTTGTTCAAGTGGCATGGCTATGTTTGTGCGGTGGCAAGGGCAGTTTCACCCTTGTGAGTAAGCATCTCAGGCGGCAAATCTCGCAGGGCATACACGAATTGCATTGCGCACCGACAGAAAACCTCTTCTCCCGGCTTCGTCATTTCGTCCGTGTAGCCGGCACCCTTGTTCATCAAGCCGGCCTTCATCGCCCAGCTATCGCGGATTGCATAGAACTTGCCGTCTCGCGCCGCATGGTCAGGGCGAGCGTTGTATCCCGCCTGTCGGAAATGGCTCTTCCAGATTCCAGCAATCGCCCCGCCATCGACGGCGATGATGTTGTTCAGCTCAGAGGTCAGCTTGTGGCCTTGATCGATCAGAACGCGCCGAGTATCGAATGACAGCGCCGAGAACGACTTCTTCAGATTCGCCGCCACCTCACGCTTATCCACCGCTCGACTGCCGCCAATCGGGATCGACGTCGACCAGCCAGCAAAGCGTTGCCTCGTCTGCTCCATCATCTGCTTGCGGTTCAGCTTGATCAGGCTTGAACTCGCCATGATTCGGCGATCAAGCTCGGCGCGAAGCTTCGGCTTCAACCGCTCGATCGTGAAGCGCGAGACTCCCTTATGGATCTGGGTATAGCCGCCACCATCAACCATCCTGCTGTAGATACCGTGCATGGCGCGCGACATCGTTTCCTGAATGAGGTGATCCGGCATGGCCGAATCCTTGGCGGCTAGCTCAATCTCCGTCAGCCACCGATCAATGCGCGCCTGGCTATCGAAGCCGTGTGCCGTGATGTCGGCAATTGCGGCTTCAATGGTCTTGTAGAAAGAGGCCATTTACGCCTCCGATGAGAACGGCTTTGGCTCTACAGGATCGACCGGTTGGGGTGGCGTGTAATCAATCAGCGCCTGAATATCAAGCAGCAGCGGGTGCTGGATCAGCGCTTTGCACTCGTTGAAGTTTGACGCAGCCCAGTCCAGCAGAGTCGCCTTGTTCTCGGGGTCCATCTGCGGCAACATGACTTCGACCATCGCAATGATGGCCTTCAGCTTGACATCTTCGCCCTTGGCCTTTTCCGACTCGGGCTCTTCCAGAAGATTCGGCCACTCAGCATGAAAGGCGTTCTTCCAGTCGTACAGAGCGCGGTTGTATGGGATCTTCTTGTATTCCGGGAACTGGTCCTGAATGGTCTTGTAGAACTCAGGATTCCATGCCCGATGCATGACGATCGGATCGAAGAAGTCATACAGCGGTTGCATATCCTTGCGGACGCCACTGATGTACCGCGCGATGTCCTTCGCGTCTTCCGATCCCTCGCCGAATCCCTCGGCATAGGATTCCGACAACAGCAACTTCGCCGGCATTCTCGCCGCCGAGGCGATGTTCTCGATGATGTTCTTGCGCGCCGTCGTCATGGCGACGTCGGTGTTCTGCATGTTCAGCGTCTCGATGTCTTCCGCGATATCGATATTCAGAACATTGCCGGTCTGCGCCTCCTTGATCATTTGCCGCTTGTTACCGGCCAGCGACAGCATCAGGTTGTCAACGATGCTGCCCGCACCCTTCATCTTGGCGATCAGCAAGCCCGCTTTGAGCGTCACCAGATCATCGGTGATCATCGACTGAACGAACGACTTCAGCGGGAAAAGCGCACGCTGATAGACCGAGCGGCCGACATAGCCAAACGCTGAATTCGAATACCCGAGATAGACCGGGTTTTCGTTCATCACCACGACGGCGCGTGACCGGTGGTATGGTTTTCCTGATACCGCAATCGCTGCGTGCTTCAGAAAGTCCGGTGCATTCGGGTCCTGATTCAGGACGAGACTACCGGCCGTGTTCAGCGGGTCGAGCGTATTGAAATAGACATCAAGGCTCGGCAAATCCTTCGGGTCGATCGGGCGATCAGTCGGCACCCCTTCGGCGCCATATGCGAGGGAGGCCACCCCATAGATGCGGGAGAGCGTCTTCGTCTGGAAGATCAGAGCGTTCGCATTAAGTGCGGCCCATTCGCGCTCGAATGCCTCCCTGACCGTCGATTCAGGAGAACCCGGAATCGTGATGGTTCGCGGCTGGCTCATCGCCATCTCAACCGGCAACTCGGCCATCTTGGCGCCAAGCGGATGGTAGAGATAAAGGATCTTGGCGAGCTGATAGCTGACATCGGAGCCCGGCTCCATTTCGTCGGCCATCAGCAGATCGGTCAGAGCCGTCCCGAGCGCAGAGCCCGGGATTACGATGGTGCTGTTGTCGCTCATATGGTCGCTTTAGTGCGGCCACAAAAGCAGCCGTTACAGTCCTTCCGAATCACCCAATCCGATGGCGATGCTATAGACCGTCGTGTCGTACAAATCGTCCGATTGGTTCGGCACGCCAAGGCGATATCCGAATACTTGGGTTAGCAGATGGTTTTGGGTGCGGCCCTTGTATTCCAGAACCTTGTTGTAGGCGTGGTCGGCGATCTTGACTTTGCCGTGATGCACGAAATCGGACACGCCCGTCCCGCGAGCGTCCTTGCTCATTGAGGTGAGCTTGCTGTCGATGGCATGAGCGGGCCAGCCATTGCGAGTCGCGCGCTGAAGCAAAGTGATGCCGCTTCCTTTGTCTTCCACGAAGGCGCCGATCACGCCCATTCGGGCGCCTGTCAGCTTCCCGAGCTCGACGAGTCGCGCAATGACAGACGGGAACCAATCCGCAATCAAATCGGATTCGATCTGCGTGATATCCCAGTCAATGATGGTCAACGGATGTCCAAAGAACTTGTTGCGCGCCACATACGTGACGGCCGTTCCATCGTTCTTATCGCCTACCTTCAAAGCCGAGTCGATCACCGCAAAGACCACATCGCACCCATTCGGCATCGGAACAGGCTGGCCATCGACCAGCATGTTTTCGACCTTGAACAGCGTGCCCTCAAGCGGGCGCGGCAACTGCTGATAGAGCGACGCCCACGTGCGGACGTTGTTCTGAAACTGCGCCCAGTGTTTCTCTGTGAACCACTGCGGCCACAGGTACTCACCGATCTTCCGTCCGAGCGGGTCGTTCTGGACCTCGCATCGCGCTTGCAGGCAGACGACTTCCCAGACGTTTCCGTCGCGGCACAGGATTGGGCCGCTTTCGCCCTTCCAGTCTTCGGGAAGGATGCGGCCGGCTAGATCATCTTCGTGCCAGCGCGTCTGGATAAGAACGACCCACCCGCCAGGAATCAGGCGTGTCTTCAGGTCGTCGTTATAGGCATCCCACGTCTTGTCACGGATCGTCGGCGAATCCGCCTGTTCGCGGCCCTTCACCGGATCATCGATGATGATCCCGTTGGCGCGGTTACCAGTGACCCCGCCCAGAATGCCGGTCGCGATGTACTCGCTGCCGTTTGTCAGCGAGAACTCTTGCGCGGCCGACGATTCAGTCGTCAATTCGCAGCCGTAGATCCCCTTGAACCGCTTTTGCTTGATGATCGAGCGCGTGCGGCGCCCCATCTTGCGAGCCAGGTCGTCGCCATAGCTGGCGAGAATGACCTTGCGATTCTTCTCCGCACCGAGATAGCGCGACGGGAACACCACTGATGCGTACGTGCTCTTCGCGCTCCCGGGCGGCATGAAGAACATCGCCCGCCCATGCGGAGTCTTGCTGACCCGCTCCATCGTCTCAAGAATGAGGCGGTGGTGTTGCGCCATCGTGGTTTCGATGGGCTCGAAGAATTCGGTGTCCGGATCTTCGCCGGCGGGCTTGCCGGGAATCTCGATCGCTTGAGCGTACGAGAGAACATCCTCTCTAGCCCTGCGGCGAATCCACAGCTCTTGCGCCGCTTGCTCCAATGTAGGCGGCGAGTTCGTCATCAGTCATGTCCTGCGCGCTCTTGGGCGGGATCAGTGGAGCCCCATCCTTGCCGGTCATCTCCCGGCGATTGGTGAATGCCCCGCCCGATTCCTTGGCAGCCTGCTCAATGAGTTGGGCGGCGAGCGCCATATTCCCCTGACCTTGAACACGGTCATACATTCGATTCAACGCGCGAAGACGGAACGCCTGGTTGGCAATGGGGATGGTCGAAACGTCGTCGAGAAACTTCTTTCGAGTCTCATCAAAAACCGCACGCCATTTTGCGCTGAGGTCTTTCGCTATGCGCCGATTCGGGTCATACGCCGAGACTTGCTGGCGCGTGACCTCGATGCCGAATTCCTCTTTCACCTGACGGCAAACGTCAGTCGGGGCGTCAAAGCAGGCCAGCGCCCGGACGATGAACGCCTTCACGTCATCATTGAGCGTTGCCATAATGTGAAATTCTGTATAAGAGAAGGGAAAGCTACGCGGCCCTCAGTAGGCACGTCCCACAAGCCTGTGCGATGTTGAGCGCCCCAATTTCTGGATCCCTCTGCGCGGCGGCAACCAACTTGGCCGTATCGCCTGCACCGGCACCCGCGCCATAGCGCCTGACAATGCCGACGAACTCTTCCACGTCGTGCCCGCGCAGCCCCAACTTGGGATACCCATCCTGGGTGAAGGCCGGCGCCCCGAATTCATCCGTGCGCTGGGCTATGTGGTAAAGCTCATGCTCCACAAGCGCGCACCACTCCAGATCGGAGCACTCTGCGGCGTACCGCGCATCAAACGTAATGAGGTAGGTTGGGACACGCCCGAACCACTCTTCCATCTGCTGCTCTTGGCGCCCTTTCTGCCACGCACCGGAACGAAACGTCACTTCCTCGCACTGGCCGACGACGCGGCGCATCTTGCTCGTGTTCTGCTGGTTCGCCCAAAGGTAGGCGATGTCGGCGTCCCTTAGATGCTGGTGATCGGCGTTATGGAGCGGGGAGCCTTCGCGCATCAGGCAGGCTTCAACCCATTCGGCCACACCATCAGCCGGCATGAAGCGCCGAAACCAATTTTCAGCATCGAATAGAGCGCCGGGCGGCCGAGGGCGCCGCGCGAAGGCCTCCACCTCAGGATCGCGCCTTTTGCGAGACATTTAGTCTTTTCCTATCGCGACACTCAATTCCTGGGATACTCACCCGAGAAATTTGACATCTTTCAGTCCCGTCGATAGCAAAAACACTATCGTGCCGCCATCTTCCAGCGAGCCCTACACCGACTCAATGATCGAAAGCGACCCAGCAGCGGATGCCTGAATCACAGCGATCTTGGTCACGCCTGGCGTCACCACAATCGGCGGCATCGGGAAGTTGGCGGGGACGTAGATGCTCCCCGCGGCGGCAGAGGCGGTCGGGTTCGCGCCAAGCGCCACCCAGCACGCAGACGTCGCACTCAGCACAACCCGGTTGGTCGTTGCCTGAACCGCTGCCGATTGCGCCGAGGATGCGCCAATCGCGAGAAACTGCTGTGCCTGCAGCGTCAGCGCACCCGGATGCAACGCTTGTTGTGGGTCCAGGCCGGCGGTCACGATGGACACATCCGGCGCAGACGACACGATGGTCGTAATGAGCGCTTGCGGGGTCGTTCCAGTCAGCGCCGCCGATAGGCGATAGCGGAATTGGGGGAACCCCGCCACCGGCACCGTCCACCCTTGGATGGAATTCGCGCCGGCGAGGTTGTAGGTGCTGTCAGTGTTGTAGCTCGACTCACGGGCGCATTTGATTGGCACCCAGTTCGCGCCGTCATATACCTCAAACGTGACCGCGCCGGCCGTGATCGTACCGCTCGGCTGAATCGTGATCGCGACCGAATCCATGCCGGCCGTGTTCATTGACACTGCAGCATTCAGTGCCGTTGCGCTTGTCCAGGTGTTGACGCCGGGCGGCAAATATCCGTCATAGATGGCGATCGGATTTGATGGCGAAGCAGATGCGCCGCCCGTTACCAGGTAGGTTGGAATTGCGCCTGCGGCTTGGCCTTGGTCATTTGGGTATAGCGGCATCGCTCATTCAGATTGGTGTCAGCATGTGACGGTTAGTCAGCATGTGATGGTTACTCGGTCGATATTGGGCCAGTTGGGGATGCCCGCGCGATCAAATGGCGGCAATGCTGAACCGCCATGCTTGCGCAAGTCTTCCATGGCACGTCTGAAGTCTTCGACGCTCTTGCCGGCCATCGGGTCAGGCGCTCCCTTCTCGAGTCCGGTCTGGACCGGTGGCGTCACCTTCTTGAAGCACAGCGCCAGATGCTCGCGGATCGACTTCCATTGCTCCGCGGTCGGCGGCGTGGCGCTCAGCTCGGCGAAGCCCTGCAGCCAGTACAGAAACTGTTCTTGCGTCATTGCGTCTCCCGCGCGTCCCGACGGCCAATCTGCCGCTCCGCCTTGTGCGTGCGCTTCTTGGTGTGTTTCCCGCCGTTCGGACTGATCGTGCCGCCGCAGCGATTGCCGGGGCGCGCGGTCCAGTATTCGAATCCCGGGCCTTTGCCGCCCTTGGCCGTCCGGCTCACGATGCGTCGCCGCCCATGCCGGCCTCCGTGTGCAACCACCCCTCCCGCCCAATCTCCCCG